CGTTGCGGACAAGTCCGTCCGGAAAAAGGGGGATTGTGTTTAATAAAGAAAAGGGGTTCTCTGATATCAAGGTCGTTGTTCCCTGTGGGAAGTGTGATGGGTGTCGAGCTGATCGAGCAAAGCAGTGGGCGGTTAGGTGTCTACATGAAGCAGAAATGCACACGGATAATTCATTTCTTACTTTAACTTATGATGATGAAAATATTCCATATAATAAATCTGTTAGTGTGCGTGAAATTCAACTATTCATGAAAAAATTGCGAAAATATGTAGATAAAAATTCTGTAGCGTCTGCGCGAACCGCCTCTGTAAATCTTCTACCTCAAGGCTCTGCCTCTGGAAAAAAAATAAGGTTCTATGCTTGCGGAGAGTATGGTGAAAAATTGTCTCGACCTCATTACCATGTTCTGCTCTTTGGTTACGACTTTCCTGATAAGGAATACTATAAAAATAATGGCGAGAATCGACTCTACACCTCTGAAAGCCTGTCAAAAATATGGGGCAAAGGCTTCTGTTTGATTGGTGATGTAACATTCGGTAGCGCGGTCTATGTGGCGCGCTACATAATGAAAAAAAAATTTGGTGGAGGTGCGTATGAACACTATGCGGATGTCGATATTGAGTCTGGAGAGGTGCTTGTGGAGCGTCAAAGCGAGTTTGTTGTTATGTCTCGAAGACCGGGCATCGGTCGGAGTTGGTATGAAAAGTTTGGTCGGGATGTTCATAGCCCGGTGTCTGATGAGGTTGTTGTTGCTGGTCGTCAAATACGGCCTCCGCGCTATTATGACGATCTGCTGGAAAGTGAGGATCCCAAACTATACGCGAGAATTAAAAGTTTCCGTCTACGAAACCAAGCGAGAGCGCGGGAAGATAATACGGATAGGCGACTTGCTGACAAAGCCGCCGTTTTTGAGGCTAAGAAAAAACTGTTCGGAGTAAGGAGGTTCGAAAATGACGGAGGATGAATTGCGGACGATTGAAGGGAAACTAGAAGTAACCATCGGGATGATAGGTGATTATGCCCGGTGGTTTTGTATGCGTGAGATGAAAAGCGAGGCCGAGCAATTAGCCTATAGGGTAAAAATGCTCGAGTATGTGTTGGATGTTTGCCGAAAGTCGGTAAGGGAGGAAAACAATGTTCGGATCTGAGCCCGAAGAAAAGTTTCTGAAGGTGTTTGCGGTTTATGACAGTAAGGCGAAAGCCTACGGCTTCCCCTTCTACTTCAAGGAAAAGGGTGAGGCTCTAAGGGCGTTCATGGCTTGGGCTAACAATAAGGAAACTGCAGTTGGAAGGTGGCCCGAGGATCACGCCCTGTTTCTGTTGGGAGAGTTTGACAATCACTCCGGAAAACTTATCTCTGTGAAGGTTCCGGAAAACATGGGGTTGGCTCAAGAGTTCGTGCGTGAGGAGCCAATTACATTTAAGAAAATGGAGGAAAAAAATGTCGGAAATTGATCCGGGAAGGATGCCGACTGTGATGAAGCACGATTTTAGTCGTGCGCCGCAGGTGAAGGTTCCGAGGAGTGCGTTTGACCGCTCGCATGGGCATAAAACCACTTTCAACTCGGGATACCTGATACCTGTGTTCGTGGATGAGGCTTTGCCGGGCGATACCATGAATGTGAAAATGACGAGTTTTGCGAGGATGCAGACTCCGATGAGTCCATTTATGGATAACATGTTTCTCGATTCGTTCTTTTTCGCAGTGCCGAAAAGGCTACTGTGGGATAACTTCGAGAAGTTTAATGGAGCCCAAACTGATCCGGATGATTCGATTGACTTTCAGGAGCCGGTGATGACGGCTCCTGCGGTAACGGGTCATGCGATCGGTTCTCTGTCCGATTACTTCGGGATCCCTACAGGGATCGCCACGCTGCAGCATAGTTCGTTGTGGCACAGGGCATATAACAAAATCTGGAATGAGTGGTTCAGGGCAGAAGACATTCAGGATTCGGTTGTCGTTGATACTGATGACGGCCCGGATTCTACTACGGATTACGCGCTTTTGAGGCGCGGAAAGAGGCACGATTACTTCACTTCGTGCCTTCCGTGGCCGCTGAAAGGCGGCGTAGAAGTCGATCTGCCGTTGGGAACGGATGCCCCGGTGCTGGGCATACTGACTAGCGGTGTTAACAGCGCAACCGGAGCCGTTACTTACGGCTCGGATGGTTCTTCGCTGGCGATAGGATCGCGTGTGTGGTCTGCGTCCTATGTGGAGGATCTGATTAATGCAGCTGGAACCGCTGGTGCTGCGGGGCACATGCCCAATGTTCGTGCGGATCTGTCAAATGCTACTGCCGCTACGATCAACGAGTTGCGCGAGGCGTTTCAAGTTCAGCGTTTGCTAGAGCGTGATGCGCGTGGTGGAACGCGCTATGTGGAGCATCTGAAAAGTCAGTGGGGAGTAACTTCGCCCGACTTCAGGCTCCAGCGTTCTGAGTATCTTGGTGGTGGTTCGACACCGATTCATGTGCATCCTGTTGCACAGACTTCGGAAACGGATGCGACCCCTCAAGGAACGCTGACGGCGTTTGCTACTGCTTCGGCTACTCATGGGTTTGTGAAGTCCTTTACTGAACACTGTGTCGTTATCGGGCTGGTGGAGGTTCGTGCGGATCTCAATTACCAGCAGGGATTGAACAGAATGTTCTCTAAGCGGACTCGCTACGATCACTATCTCCCGGTGCTTGCTAATCTCGGGGAACAGGCGGTGTTGAACAAGGAAATATACTGCCAGAACGATGCTAACGATGATCTGGTGTTCGGTTATCAGGAAAGGTGGGCTGAGTATCGTTACAAGCCCTCAATGATAACCGGGAAGTTCCGGTCAACTGCTGCGGGTTCGCTGGATATGTGGCATCTGGCTCAGGAGTTCGGCGCCCTGCCTACCCTTAACGATACATTCATCGTGGATAATCCCCCGGTGTCGCGTGTTGTTGCGGTAACAACGGAACCCGAATTCTATTTCGACTCCTACTTCAAGTTCATTCATGTCCGCCCTATGCCTGTGTATAGTGTGCCGGGCATGATTGACCATTTCTAGTCGTGGGTGTCGTGGATCCGTCCATGCTGGTGGGAACGATGACAGGCGTGGCGGGTAGCATGTCTAGCAGCGCAAGTGGGGCGGCCGGTATGGTGATCGCTGACGAAGCGTCCAAGCGGGCGACTCAGGCGATCTATGATACTAATGCTGCTAATGCTGCGGAGAATCTTGAAGCAAGGCGTTGGGCTGATACGATGCGTTCTACTCAGTATCAAAGGACGGTGGAAGATATGCGGAAGGCGGGATTAAATCCCGCCGTGATGCTTAACTCTGGTGCTAGTGCATCGTCCGGTCCGGGTGCGCCTACTCCGATAGCAATGAAAAGTGCTGGTGATGCGATCATAGCCTCCGGCTTGGAAAAAGCGCGAATAATGAAAGATCTTGCTGAGCAAAGTTCGCGCACAAATAAAAACATGTCGGAAAGTTATGTGGCGCAAAAAGTTGGTCAGGCTAATGTTAATACTGCTGAAACGCAGCAGAATCTTAACGATGCTATGACTGAACAGCACAAGGCTATTACGGAAGGTATAAAGTCGGATAATGTGTTGAAAAAAACAACTGCTGAAGCAGTGGAAGGATCCAAGTTTTGGGGATTAGTCCACGGTGCTATGAAAGCAGTGCTTGGAAAATAATGGAGGTTAAAATGGCTAGTAATGGATCTTTACGCGCTCTTGCCGGGGAACGGCGGCGCGTTCAGTTGATTTGTAAGGATCCTTCAAGGACTAAACAGTCCGAAAAGGATAAGTGTGATGTGAATAACATCATGGCGAAATACTTGCGCACAGGTCAGATTACGCATCTCGCGCGCCGTCGTGGCGTGTTTGCGGATGTGTCTAATGTCGGAGACTTCCGTGAGGCTCTGGATACTGTGTCGCGTGGTCGCGCTATGTTCGCTGCGCTGGATAGTGATACCAGGGGGAAGTTCGGGAATGATCCCGGGCTGTTCTTGGAGTTTGCGTCTAATCCGGTTAATGCGGATGAGTTGCGGAAGATGGGGGTTCTGCCCCCGCTTAATGAGAGGCCGGCGGCCTCTGTGGAACCGGCGCCAGCCGGATCCGTGGACGAGAAAAAGGAAGATCAAAAGTCTTCCAAATAGCCTCTAGGCTGCACGTCCCCCCCCCGGGCAAGGGAATGGATCCCCCCCGGGGGGATCGTGTTTTTGGGGGGCTCTAAGACCTAATGCCTCTTGTTATATTAGGTCTTAATGACACCGGGTTGACTATCCCTGTAAAATACATCTGGAGGTGATAAATCATGGCTAAAAGGATGAAAGTGTCTAACTCAAGGAGTCGGCGCGACTTTACTAAGAACGCTCAGCGGGTTCACCCGAAAAATGGCGTTAATCGCGTAACCATGCGTGGTGGTATTCGACTCTAAATCATGCCGTGTTTCTTCCCCCTTCACGGTTATCGGGCGTTGCGGACAAGTCCGTCCGGAAAAAGGGGGATTGTGTTTAATAAAGAAAAGGGGTTCTCTGATATCAAGGTCGTTGTTCCCTGTGGGAAGTGTGATGGGTGTCGAGCTGATCGAGCAAA